TATTAGTTCTTTATCTTTTAAATATTTCTCGTGATATTCTGCTTTGTTTTTTTTTTTGATTGATTAGTAGTTGTCCATGCTAGAACTTCATAATGGATAAAAAAGTTTTATGAAAAGACTATTGATGATTGTGTTGCAGAACAAAAAAACAAAGCAGAATATCACGAGAAATATTTAAAAGATAAAGAACTAATAGAAACATTTGACAAACAGTCACAAGTTAAGCTAAATAGTAAACTTAATGCCAACACAAACAGAGAAAATCAATAAGCTAGATAAAGACATAGCAGTCATTAAGGTGACTTTGGCGACTTTGCGTGATAATCACATGGCTCATCTTGAAAAAGACGTAAATATGCTAAAACGAACATTGTGGGCTGTTGGCTTTCTTGTTTTATCAAATCTACTTATCTTACTTAGAGATTTAATTTTATGAAGATTGTATTCCTATTAGGGTGGTTTTGCCTTAATGGTGAGTGTGCAGTCATCAAAGAAAAATATAACTCCATACAAGATTGCAAAGAGCAAGGAATATTATTAAAGTCTTTACTAGATGAACAAAATATTCGCAAATATCACTTCGGTTGTGTAGATATAACTGAATATGGCAATCTTTAAAAAAATATTAGTTGTATCCGATACTCATTTCCCTTATCACCACCAAGATACTTTTTCCTTTTTATCAAAATTAAACAAAACCTATAAGCCAGATTGTGTCGTACACATTGGTGATGAAATGGATTGGCATAGCATTAATGTGAGTCATGTGATTAATCCAGATCTCCCCTCACCGGCAGATGAATTAATAGGGGGTAGATCTTTATGCAATCAATTAGAAAAAATATTTCCTAGTATGTGGCTGCTAGAGAGTAATCATGGATCTATGATCTTGAGGAGAGCTATGGCCAAAGGAATGAGTAAATTCTTTTTAAAAGATTATAATGAAATCCTGGAGGTATCTCATAAATGGAAATGGATTGAAAGATTAGTTTTAGAAACTGATAAAGGAAAAGTAGTCTTTGGTCATCAAATGACAAAAGATATTGCTAAATCAGTACAAGCCTCAGCTATGAGCTGCGTACAAGGTCATTATCACACTGTAAGTGAAATTAAATATGTAGGAAATGATTTTCATTTAAATTTTGGCATGACTGTTGGATGCCTGGTGGATAAAAAATCCCTGGCTATGGCTTACATGAAAGTAAACCTGGCTAAACCGATTTTATCTTGTGGAGTGATTACCAATGGCATCCCTTATATAGTTCCCATGGTATTGAAGAAAAATGGATCTTGGGATAATAATATCTATCTATGAGAATTGTGAAAGTAGGAAATCAAATTAGAATAACCATGACAAACGAAGAAAAAGCAGAGATTACGGAACGCAATAGCCTAGATATACACATTGGTCATTTAAATGTATTGCAGCAAGATATGAGTAGAGTAATGACCGAACTATTACCAAAGGTTAAGAAAGTGAGGAAGAAATGAATATAGACAAATTATGTGCTTCAATTTTAAAGCACGAAGGTAGCAACAAAGATAAAGATGGGATGCATGTACCTTATAAAGATACTGCAGGATTGTGGACAATCGGATATGGACATATGGTGACTAAAGATGAAATGGAAAGTTTTGATCCTAATCGTAAATATACTGAGGATGAAGCTATAGAAATTTTTAAACAAGATGTGAATATTGCGATTGATGGAGCAAGAGTATTTATTGATGAACATTCTATCCCTGAGGAGGTCTTTTTGGTAATTGTAGAATTATGTTTCTGGATGGGATTGCCCAGGCTGCTAGGATTTAAAAAAGCTAGGAAGGCCCTGGAAGAAAAAGATTTTGTGACATGTTCCCAAGAGTTACTTGATTCCAAATTAGGAAGATCTAAAGTAAAAGGCATTGTCAAAAGAATTACTGAATTAAGTAATAGAATGAGAGATGTATAATGTTGAGTCTATTAAGTGCAGCAGCTCCTATGATTAAAACTTTATTTAGTACAATAGATAAAACCATAGACAACAAAGCTGAAGCAGAAAAAATAAAACAAAAGATCCAGGAACAATTAATTTCTGGACAACTTAAAGAACTAGAAGCCCAGGCTAAAGTAATTACAGCTGAAGCCAATGGATCTTGGTTACAAAGAAACTGGAGACCTATCTTAATGCTAGTGTTTGCCGGATTGGTTGTAGCCCATTGGTTTGGATTTACAGCTCCGAACATTCCAGAGAGTGTTCAGAATAGTTTATTAAATATTGTTTTAGTCGGTGTTGGTGGATATATTGTAGGGCGATCAGGCGAGAAGATAGCCGGTAAATTCAAGAAGGAGTAAGTAATGAAAGATTGGATAATGACTAAAGTAAATTGGATTCTAGATGAACTAGATCCTTATTGGACTTGGAGCAATCTATGGAAACTAACAATCATTATTTTAATTGTTTGGTTTGGTCATGGGTTAATGCACTAATGATAACTACATCTAGCAGCATCTCAGAGCTTTATACAAAAAAGATTATTGGGAGTAAGAAGGGCAAGAAAAGAACCGCTATGCCTAAAAGTAAAACTGTTAGATTAAAAATAAAAAAGCCAAGGTTACCGAAATAGCCTTGGCTCTTGATCTAGTGTTTTTGAAATATATACAGTTACTTCATTTGGCCTCCATGTTTGTTAATTATTTAAATACTACTAAAATAAAATGAAATATCAATTTGGAGATTTGCTAAAAATAGAATTTTACGATCATTTATCTCTATCACCAGAATGGCATGACCTGGCTTACATTAAAGGATACGAGATCCCAGTGGGAGAATGTTATGGAAGATTAGTCTATGAAGATCATCTTACGTTAAGAGTGGCATCTATGGTCATTATAGAAAATGGAAAAATCACTGATATGGGGAGCTGCCATCTTTGTGTGAGAGCTGCTATTAAAAACATTGAAAAACTTAAAAATTCTCCTATTCCTGGCAAAAAGCCTAAACACATCAAAAACTTACAGTAAAACACCCTCAAAAATCCATTTTAAGACGTTTTTAGGGGGTATTTAATTTTATCTAGTATAATTTTACCTTAGAAAAGAAAAAGGGCATCTGTCGTGAAACAAATGCCCAGGTTATAGGAGGAATACTCAAAGAAAAAAACTGACTCAATGAGATATCTAAAATTTATGTCATTTATTAATAAAAACAATACACATAAAAAAATATATTTTATGCATTGACTCATACATGTAAAAGTGTATTTTAGAACCATGGTTATAAACAAAGGAGAAAAAATGACTACTTACAAATTATTAAAAAATCAAAAATTAGTGAAAGAAATGGATGACTTTCTTTTATTGGAATACAACTATGATGATGGCACTAAATGGTTTCAATATTTAATTCACAAAAATGCAGTAAATAATTTTGGTAATTATGGTTACATTACATTTGGTGAAACTAATTTAGAAGATGCAACTTCTTTTGGAGTAATTACTAAGAACCTTCAAAAAAAAAGTTATAAAAAAATTAAAACTGCACTTGAGTTTGTAAGAAGGGAGTGGGCATAAGCCCACTTCATAGGACATAAATAATGTTTAACGATTTGCTGACAATAGTGGCCCACCTGGGAATGGTGGGTTTCACTTTATATTTCATTAAAATACTTTTTGAAGGGAGGTAATAATGAAAGAACTAGAAGCAAAGCTGCTAAGATTTTATCCAAAGAAACAGGATAAAAAATTAGTAACTCAAAATGTTTGGGATGAAGATATCCAGGCATTTAAAAAATATAAACAAGAAATGAACTTACATATTTCATTTCCAGTTTATTTTCATCAACTACAGGAAACCTTTTTCCAAACCAGAAAAAAAGGAGGTTAATAATGACTACTGAAGTAGAAAAAATCTTTATCTGTGAGATTTGCAAAGGCAATCATTATTATGTGGATGATGACAATCATGTTCACGATTGCCCAAGCTGCACTGAACAAGGACAAAACAGAGAGCCTAATCTATCTGGCATGTGGGAGGATAATGGATATGAACAATAAATCATACGAGCATATTATTAAACTCTTGCTAGAAAAATATGGATGGGTTAGAGTTCCCTTATTCATGGGAGGTCAATATGACAAAAGAAAGAACTGATTACTTGCTATCAGCATTACAAAAAGCAAGACAAGAATTTAAGCCATTAGAAAGAAATGGTCTTAATAAATTCTTTAAAACACAAGACGGAGGATTTCATACTTTTTCAACATTGGATGATATTTTCAAATCTTGTAAAGACGCACTTATCAAAAATGATCTGAGTATTTATTACACAGTGACTTATGAAGATGGTGTGAGTTTTTTGACTACTATTTTAACTCACTTACCTAGTGGTCAATTTATGAAATCACAATCAGCTATCGGAAATGGGAATACTAATCCTCAACAAATTGGATCTGGTATCACTTACATGAGAAGATATCACATCCAGGCTATGTTAAACTTAGAAGCTGATTTTGAAGATGATGGAAACATAGCTGCTAAAAATGCAACTAATCAAGTACATCAAAGTAAACCAAAAACACAAGCGAGAGGACTATAAATGCTAAACATCAATCTATTTAAAAACGATAGAAAAGAAGAAGGTGACAATCAACCTTTATACAGAAATGCGAAGATAGTTTCTGATGAGGATATTGTCATTAAAGCCGGTGTACCTTATGAGGGTGCATTATGGGTTAAGAAGAAAACTAAATCTGGACAAAACACAGATATGGTTTCTATTCAACTTAAAACTAATGACTTCTTAATAGCAAAACAGAATGAGGAGAATGAGGAAGAAAAAAACACGACTGATATCCCATTCTAGTGTTGTTAAGGATAGAGCATTTCAAGAATGGGTTTGCGAAAACAAGCCATGTTTTATTTGTAGTGCTGTTAAGAACATCATTAACTATTCTTTGATCCAGTTCCACCATCTCCAGGGAAAATATCGCCTGGGGATGGCCATCCGGAATGATGCTATGGGTATCCCTTTATGTTATCCATGCCACAGTATTTTTCAGAGGAGAGGAGAAAGATTATATTGGGAAGAAGTAAATATAGATCCAGGTATCTATGCTCAAGAACTTTGGGAAGAATGGTTAGAAAGGAAACAATGAGAAAAGTACATCAATACGAAGTCAAATCTTTGTTTAAGGGATTTGCAGCTGTTAGAGATAAAATTATCAAAGACAGAGAAAGAAAAAACGAGGATCTAATGATTGTTTGTAATGGGAAAAAAATGTTTATCCCACAAGAGCAATTTCAATCCTATTCTTATTCAGTAGCTGTAAAAGATAGATATACTGATGAGATGCATAATCTTCTATACTTCACTTTTAAGGAAGAAGATAAACAACAATCTAATTTATTCTAAGGAGGTAATATGAATAAAGAAAACTTTGAGCATTGGGATTTGTTGCCAATGAGTTACTCAAAACTGAACTCTTGGAGATCGTATCCTTGCCAGTTCATCATCAACAAAATATTTAAAATTAATACAGGAACTAATCCGGCTATGTTTTGTGGCACGATTGTTGAGGAGCTGCTTTATGATTTACTCCAGGGTAATGACTCACCTAATGGAATGAAACTAGCTCTTAGTGATTTTAGAATGAACCTAAGAGATTATCATAACCAAGAAGAAGTAGACAAATATTGCAAACTCATTCCTAAGTTTTATCAAAATTGTAAATCACTCTTTGATCGGTTTGGTAATCAACCTATTCACTCTTACCAAGAAGAACTAGAAACCACTATTGAGATAGATGGAGAAGAAATCCCATTTATTGGTTATAGTGACTTTGTATGGGATCTAGGAGAGGAAGGTTTATTTATTTTTGATCTTAAAACTAAACAAAGAATGGCCATCAATCACAGTGATAAGTTACAACAGTACATCTATAAAAAAGCCCTGGAGGAGAAATATCAAAAACCAGTGCATTGTAGTTTGTTTATTGTAACACCTACAAAACATCATTTTGAAGAGATAGAATTTACTGATGCTCACGAGATTGAGATTAAGAATATTCTCAAAGGGATGAATATGGTATTAGATGTTTGTAATGATCCTATAGATTTTGCTCATATCTATCAGCCTAATCTTAGTGATTTTATTTGGAACAACCCAAGACTAGTCAAAGCTAGACAAGACATCTGGGGAATTTAGTGGGAAAAAGGAGAGGATACATATCAATGAGCCAAAAAAAACTAAAACAGTGCATCAAGTGCAAAAGGATTTATACTAAATTCATGTTAATAAAAATTTGTCAGCACACTGATGAGCATAAATGTATAAGATGTTATAACTTAGGAGGTAACAATGTTTAGACCAAAATATCTTAATCTTTCACCGGAAGAAGAAGTCAAAGCCATCAAAGAAATTATTAAACTGCAAACAAATGCCATAGCTAAGAATTTAAGAGATTATTCTTACAAGACAGATCATCAAAAATTAGAAGTAGATCTCTTATGTCTTTTTGTTGCTGTGTATTCAGATTTCCATGGTATTGATAAAGCAGACATACTCTATCAAACTATGATGGATAATATTCAAAAGAAATATCATTAGGAGGTAATATGAACATTAATAAATTTAGAATATTAGAACGTATCAATAAACTGCATACTAAACTTAAATGGCAAATCCCTAAGTTAGTAACTCAAGATCTTAGAACTATGAATGGTTATGCAAAAAAAGAGGAGGTACTTGCAGCTCATGTTGAAGCCTTACCACTTAGTTTTTATCGGTTTTTATTTGAGAATATGAAATACATACCTAATTCTGAACTTAAAAAATTTGAAAGACAATTAAAGCAAGAAGTAGGCATAAATCATCTACATCTATCTGAGGATACAAAAAAATGGCTAAGATGATCTTTATTCAATACTGCCCTGATGACCAATTATCCGGATGTATGATATTAAGCTATAAAGCTGAGTTATGTTACAGACGTTTACAAGATCTCATATACACCAATTCAGATCAATTATTTGATGATGATATTGCTTGGGAATTAGGATGTAGAGGTTTTAATGAGGATATCCAATCAGTAAGACAAGAATTACTAAAAAAGAGGAAAATCTACCTAGAAAATGACCAAATTAAGAATAAAAGATGCTCCGAGGAGATCCAGGCTGCTAATTTAAGGCATCAAAAAGCTAAGAACGCAGCTCTAGCAAGGCATGAGCAAAGCCCAAGCAAGAGCCAAGCACATGCTCAGTCGCTGCCAACTATAAACCATAAACTAAAAACCATAAACTATAAAACTAATAACCAAAATATATATACAGAGGAGTTTGATACTTTCTGGCGAAAGTATGTTTTGGATGAGAATGATAAAAGATCCAATAAGTGGGATACATTCAAACAATGGCAGAAGTTAAAGGCAGGGGATAGAGAGTCTTTAGGGGATAAGTTTCTTACTTACAGAAATCAAAAAGGTGATTTTTACAAAGCCTTAGAGAGATTTCTTAGCAAGAAAATATATTTAGAAATTGTACCTGAAAAGAAAATGTCAGAGAAAGATATGAAAGAATGGAAATTTAATTCTGATGTAGATATGCGAAGAAAAGGAATGAAGCCCTTATCTTGGTCAGTAGGCTATATTAGAGAATTAGATGAGTATATTGAAAAAAACCCAAAACCCATTCCTACATAGGGGTGGGTTATGGGTTATTTATTCATAAAATGGATCTTGGCCCATTCTCTATCTTGCTCTTTGAATTCTACTTCTACAAACTTGTCAATGCCTTCAGGAGCATTATCAAACTTGAATAAGTTAAGAAAAAACTGCACAGATTTGTTAGTAAGACTATATACATTCATGGTTGCAATATAGGAATGAAAAACTACATTTGAATTATCAATATGAGAAAACAGTTATGTCACAACCTCAAAGTTATATTATTGTAGAGAATGATGATGGAACTTTTACTGCTTATGTTAATTTTGGTAATTATATATCCAAAGAGGAAGCAGAACAAAGTCTTAATTTAGCCATGGAGATGTTAGGACTTCAAGTAATAACAGCACCAACAATCCACTAATGATAGTACAATAATATAACTTTGAGGTTGTGACATAACTGTTTTCTCATATTGATAATTCAAATG